TTAAAAGGATTCAAGAGTTATTGATTCTTATCGAACATTGGAGGAAAAACGATGAATGATAACGATATGGAGGCACTATTTGAACGTCTTTCTAGGCAGCGTTTAGATGATGTTGCTAAACATGATGACCCAATAGATAGGTTGCATTTATTGATTATTTGTTTAGCCGAAAGAAATCAAATTTTAGCGATGAGAATCATACGATTAGAAAAACGAGTCGAGTTGTTAGAAAAATTGCTTGATAAACAATGAACCCACAAAAAAACTTAAATATGAATAACCAAACAATAAAAATTTTTCAATATAATCTATTTGAAAAACCAAAAGAATATAAAAAGAGAAATCCACCTGTAAGAACAGAAATAGGCGATAAATTAGATTATTTAACTGTTACTCAAAAAGTAGAAGACTGGATTATGGTTTACTGTTCTTTATGTGAAAGCAACAAAATAACAAGTCAAAAATGGTGGTGGTCTAAAAAAAATGATAAAAAAAGAGCAAAAAGAGGAGAGAATAATAGACATTTACATTTAGTTAATTGTGGATGTCGTCATAATGCCGTTAAGCATGGATACACCCTTGATAAAGGTAGTAAAATATATAAATTACATGAATGTGTTAAATCTGCTAAATATAGAGCAAAGAAAAAAAATAAAAAATTTGATATAGATACTGAGTATATGATTTCAATTGGCGGGATACCTGAAAAATGCCCGGTTCTAGGTATTAAATTAAAAACAACAGGTTCACAAATTTCAGACAATTCTCCAAATATTGATGAGATTAGATATGGCGAAGGATATATAAAAGGAAATGTTAGAATTGTCTCTTTTAAATTTAATCGAAGGAAAAGCGATTTAACAATTGAAGATTGCCAACAAATAATTGCGTATATAAACGGAGATATATAGCCATGATATTACAAAGTAACACCATTGAAATAGAAGTCATTGGTCAACCTATCCCGCAAGGTTCATTAGTAGGGAACCCGCGCTTTGGTGGTCTTAGATATTCAAACGATGCTTTACTTAAAGAATGGCGATCAAGAGTCATTGTTGCGTTAGCTGACGCTGCCCCAGATGACTGGAACCAAAACGCCCCGTTGTATGTTTCCGCGCATTTCAGATTTGTTCGACCTAAATCACATTTCGGGGTTAAGGGTTTAAGGCCGTCAGCTCCACAACATAAGGCAACGAAACCGGATCTTGATAAATTAACCCGTGGAATTGGCGACAGTATCGAACAATCAGGGATAGCGCGAAATGATAGTCAAATTGTCAGATGGACCGTTTCAAAGATGTGGACAGACGACCAACAAGCGCCCGGCGTTCGATTAATTGTTACTATGTGTAAATAGTAAAAGGTAATAAATTGCAGGGGTATACCCTTTGTACTATTATTAAATAGTAACGGGCGGAACCGGTGGGAGACATCCCCGGAAAGCACCCGAATCCTCCCCCAATGCCGGGGGGCGGCAATAAGTCCTTGAGTTCTCTTTTGATCTACTCAAAGGCCGTAAACCGAAAGGGATTAGCAACTGGTCGTGAAGCCCGACCCGTGATCTGGTAGCTCCAGCACGAACAAAAAAGAGGATCGCACCCTCAAACGCCGGAGACGGTTTACCAATTGCAAAAGTTTTAAATGACTTCTTCTTCTCTTTCTCAATTGCCATATCATCCTCTACTTAAAGAGGCGAAGCAAATGAAAGAAAGCTTAAACGAGACAAAAGGATTACAGGCCAAGTTAAACCGCCAAGAAAAAGCAACTACATTTTTGTTTTACGCCTTTGCGATTTCTCTTTCAGCCGCCTTTATCTTTTAAACACCGCGCCCCCTTCTTAGGGGGTTTTTATTTTTTCGCTTTTATATCAATGAAATTAGATTCTACTCAGTCCTTTGACATCAACATTTTAAAAGGTGCTCTATTGACCAACCCAAACGGTGCCGAGTTCTTTATTACTGGCGTTGGTGTTGATATAGCCAACCATGAAATTCTTATTGATCTTGAGGGGGGTGACTCCCTTGAATGGTCAACCTTGAAAGATTGGTCGATACAGTTTCAAACCTGCCCTAAGTAACCCAACGCCGGGGAGCCTGAAATCGGTACGTCTTAGGGCGGCACGTCATAAGTCAAGTTCTAGACCCCTTGACGAAAACAGGGCACGTAATTGGTCGTGATCCATCCCCCGACACAAAATAATGGTGAAGGTTTTTATGCGGTGCCTTTCGGGTTAAACCTTCTTTAAAACCGACCCTCTATATTTAATGACTAGGGGTTCAGTCGTTTATAAGTTTACTATGTATAGGTATTGAATATTAATTGTGAATATATTGTTACGTTCTCGTATGGGTATACCCTTACTATGTATAATAAAGAAGTAAACAAAGCGGAGACGCTACCAATGGCTAAAACTTTCGAACTCACTGAAAAAGAAACAAAACTTGCTCAGTGCGCAGACATCGAATGGAAATGGTTTACAGAAGAAATAGGTTACGACAATTGTGGTGGCGACCCTGCTGCTTTTTGCTTCAATCTTCAGGACGGTATTAAGGCAGGATTCACAAAGCACGAATTAGCTGGAGTGATTGGAAGCCTTGAAAAAAAGAACGTTATTGACATTGAAGAGCGTGACCAGATTCAAGGCGGAACACTTTACTGGCTAAGCAGAAGCTTTATTGACTTCATAGCTGCCAAAAACATCGAAGCCAACAAGTAAACCACCCGGAGCCGAAAGGCTCTTTTTTTTTGCCTGTTAATACTAGAAAACCCCTCGACTACAACCAAGAGCCAAGAGGTTTTAAAGTACCCATCCCTAGGTGTTTAACGCTTAATTTGCATAAATTAAGGGCAATTCAAGTCTAGCGAGGAGTAGGTGACGGGGAGTCCTTTAATACTTTAGACAAACTAATTTTTTTTAAATGCAGCTCTAATTGTTTTTGCTGCTTTTTTATGTTAGTGCAATGTGAACAATCACAAATCAATATTTCTTCTTTGTGCATCTATTTAATATCTAGACATAGTAAAAGGATAAGCAGCCCATGAAAAAGATTCTTGATTTAATAGGAAAGCTTTTTATATATGAAAGCCCTGAACCTCTAGACGGTATGAAACGATTCTTGAGGGATAAGACAAGCCGCGAACTTAGGGCGCTTGCAGAGACACCAAGCCACTATTCAAAGACCATAATGATCAATATGATTATCGACGAAATAAAAGATTTTAAAAGGTCGTAATTGAATCAACCTGATCCTCAATTTATTTTTTTTAACTCGTTTGCGAGCTGACCTGTTCCTCGACTTTTTTTTTATAGGTCGTAATTGAGCTAACGTGTTCCTCGAAAATTTTTTCATAGGTCGTTTGCCAGCAATCGCCAAGATCTACTGTCCTGCAATCGATCTAAAGGAATTGATTACCCGTAACTCAGAAAAAAAACAAAAGGTCGTAATTCAGCTAACCCGTAATTCAAAAAATATTTAAAAGGTCGTAATTTAGCTAACTCGTTCCTCAGAAAAAATTTAAAAGGTCGTAATTGAACTAACCCGTTGTTTAGTTTTTTTTAAAAAAAAGGTCATAACTTAGCCAGCCTGTAATATTTAATCGTTAGCTATTCTCCAATACCTATTTTTCCATTTGTCGTATATTTCCATTTCTTCTTTTAACCGCTTATAAATCATTACTTCCGTATGAAGGCCCGTGAACGTGTTGGCGTGCTTATGTGTTTTATCGTCTCTATTGTCCAAACGGTAAAGCTCATTAATGTAATCGTTCCTAGCGGCGTTCTCTGCTACTGAAATTTTTTTAATCATTTTGGATTGTCGTTTACTTTAGTTTTCATTTTTTGCAAATTTTCAAAGATTAATTGAATAACTGAGTTTTGCTTTAGTTTTGACGCCCCTACAATTTCCGAGGCAAGCGCCACGGCGGCCCAAAAGATCGGGTTGGAAAATAGTTCTGTCATCTAGTGTTTTTCATAGGGCAGCGTTCTTCTAGTCTTGCGGTTGTTTGCTCTAGGCGATTTAAGCGCGTAAAGATTTCAACCTTTAACTCTGAGTTTTTCTTGGCTTGCATAGCGAGGTAAACGAAAGCACCTGACACTATGGCCGCGCCAATCTCGGTCAAAAGACGTTTTTAGAAGCTAATCTAATATTAATCATTCTTTACTATGGCGGCATATGAAGGAAAAGCCAACGGAAGAAATAAAAGAAGTTGCGGCAATTGCCGAGGAAGACAAGCCCGAATATCAAGAGAAAATTGTTTTCTTGGTCAGTCTCGTTTTCCAGTCCATTATCGTCACTTGGTGTTTGCTCGTTCTGAGCTTGGGATATGTGAAATTGCCAAACCGAATACTGGGAATGGATTTGCCGGATCAGCCGCGAATTGATAATACATTTTGTGCGGCGCTCCTTGGAAATATTTTAGCTGGGTGGGGTATAAGCGTAGGAGCTGGCGGAAATGGCAAAAAGAAAAAGAAAGAACAAGAACAACAAATAGCTGCAAGTAATACAGCAGGCCAACAAGTAATAGTTATAAAACAACCTATAGAACTAATCACAAGAAAACCTGATGTTATTCGCGTCGATCCGATAACTAATAGACCTATCAACGATCAAGGCAAACTATCATGAACCGTTTTTTTCTTCTCGCTGCTTTCCTTGTAGCTCTTCCGGCGCGGAGTGATATAACTCATACAATCCAGTCAAGCGCCTCTATCACTATTGCGGCCCCCGGTTCAACCGTAACTCGTCAGGGCAATGCCTATTCAATTAGTGGTTCAGGTGTTGATATTGCAGTAGGTGACGATACGAACGAGCTAGGCGGACTTGGCGCGGTCACTAATGGGGTTAATGCCTTTTCAGCCGTTACAGCTTCACAAAGCACAGAAGGCCAAGATTTTAGTTTTCAAATGTCTCACACCGCAGGCGATACTACAGAAAACAGTATTACTGTTGGTGAAATTCCAGCCTATTCAAACGTTACCTCTACTTCTGTAGGAACAGCAGGCACGGGAACA